CGTACAAGGTGGTTGATTGGGAGTACCTGGACGATGTCAACAACTGGTTCATGGTTGACAGCGGCCTGGAGAAGGAACACCAGTGCTGGGTGGACCGCGTGAAGGCGGAGTTCGGCATGGCTGAGGATTTTGATACCTTCATAGGCAAATGGCGGCTATATGCCAGATACTCGCTTGGTTGGAATAACTGGCGGCACCTGTTGGGAGCGCAGGTTTCCTAAGTGGAGACCATGCTGGGCAGGCGGGTCGAGCATCACAGCCCGGCCCGTCTGTCCAGCCGCAAGGCGGGGGAGATGCTTGAGCATGGCACGGTCCATGGCAAGCCGCTCTCATCTAAGCAGAAGAAACTCTTCCGCGCCGTTGAACATGGATGGCGCCCTACGAGGCTGAAATGAAAGGATGGCCCAAGAAGTTTGCAAACCAGCCTAGCAAAAAGAAAGGGAAGTAACAGTGGAGACGATGCTGGGTCGGAAGTTGCGGCGTCACTCGCCCCCTGAGGGGCCTCGGACCGAGGATGACTACGGGCATGAGTTGGAGAAGCAGGGTCGGAGTCAGACCGGCGCGGTCGAGGACTTCGGGAAGATGCTGTCAGAGATTGACCGGGGTGCGCAGAAGACTGGCACGTTGAAGGAAGCGCGTCAACTCACCATGCCCCGTAAGACGGGCTCAAAGTTGCCCAAGTGGCTTCGCTTCGGAGGTGACTGATGGGGAACTCGTATTACAGCCCCACGCGCATGAAGAAGTCTTCGGCTGGCAATGGCCCCAAGGGACGTGGGCGGGGCCCGGCTGAGAAGGCAGGCAGAGTCAAGGATGACCCGATGAACTGGGGGAAACTCCCCGGCAAGGCGGGTCCTGAACGGAATACCGTTAACTGGCCCACTATCAAGACCCGCGTGGTCAAGCAGGGTGGGCACTTCTAACTTGCGGGACTGCTCGTACAGAGGCCCCCGCACAGGAGCGTAAGACATGGCGTATCTCACGAAGTACGGCGGGATCTGGGGCACGGTCCCCGCAACGGCGGGTGACGTGTTCTTCGTTTCTCCTAGCGCCTCCTACACCATCGGGGTAGGCCGCGCGGGCGCAGGGGTGGCGTTTGACGCCTCTGACGACAATGATGGCAAGGCCCCGGAGCGTGCGGTTCGCACGATCCAGCGGGCGATTGACCTGGCGACGGCCAACGTCGGGGACGTGATCGTCCTGCTTCCGGGGACACACCGGACCACGGCGCAGTTGAACGTGAACAAGGCTGGACTAAAGATCCTTGGGGTTCATGGAGCCGAGGGCAAGGGGAATGAACTGCGCCCCTTGGTCGTGATTACCTCCATGGCCTCCGACACTGTGGGGAACACCGGTACGTCTGACGACCTCATCAACGTGACCGTTAGTGATACTGAGATTGGCTACGTGGAGCTTCGTCCGACCATGGGGTATGACACTGTCGTGTTTGAGACGGCGGCGAGTCTGGACGGGTTCTACCTTCACGACTTCAAGATTGACCTGGAGACCCCAGCCGTGAGCCTGGACACCCGTGGAATCAACTTCTCCCACCGGGCCGCTCGTGCGGGGTCCGCCTACGGGATCTTTAGTGGAACGGGCTCGCTCGTGAGTGCCGTCAAGCTGGAGAACTTCTTCATCGAGTCCGATGGAGCCCAGGGTCCAGGGATCGAGTTGGCAACGTGCTCTGGGGTGATCCGTAGTGGGGTGTTCTACAACTCCGCCGGAACGTGGGCGAACGCCATCCGTGTGGCAACCGGGGTGGATACGGTCTACGGAGATCGGTTGGCGTTTCTCACGTCCGGGACCATGAGCGTTCCCATTGAGGGGACGGACGCCAACATCCAGGTCGGGTTCGTGCTGGACAACGCCACATTCGTCGGCCCCTTCACGGACAACCTCAAGCCACTCGACGGATTCACGGTCACGGATAACGAGGACTTCACCGTTGACATGGCGGTTGGGGCCAACGTGGTCAAGGCGACGGCCACAGGTTCAGTAGCGGTTCTGCTGATTACGTGAGCGCGGGACTCCCGCTTCTCATCGCGCTGGTTCCGCTGGCCATCGTCCTCGTGGTGGTGGTCAAGCCGTTCTACCCGTGGAACACACGGACGGTGCCAGCGCGGATGCTAGGCGGGGGGATCGGCGTGCTCTTCGCGGCCAGCGTGCTGCCCCCACTGGGGTGGCTCGCGGCCATGGGATTGGCGTGGTGGTGGGTCCGGGGCTTTCACCTGGCAACAGGTGGCGTCCTGTGGCCCACCGCCGCGATGGGGATATGGCTCGGACTTCAGGCACCAGGCTGGGCGCACCATTGGGCACTCGCATTCCTGCTAGCGGGTGGGGTCTTCCAGACCCTCCTCGTCAGCCTGAACGCTGCACGAGTCCAGGTGCTCTACTCCGGGATGCTCGCTGGGACGATTGGGCACCGCACAGGGGTGGGGATCTATCTGGGGTTGCTCACCCCGTTAGCGTTCCTCTCTCCCTACCCGTGGCCGCTCATCACGGTCTACGTGGTGGGCCTGGTGATTTCCCGCTCCCTCGTGGGGTGGGTGACGGCAGCGGTCGGACTCCTCTGGGTCCAGCCCCATCTATGGGGACCCGTGGTCATCATGGTGATCCTCGGAGCCATCCACCGCTTCATGAAGTGGAACGAGGGGCATCCGAAGGAGCGGATTTGCTCGGATGCGTGGAAGGCCCGGTTCGCCGTGTGGCAAGGCGCGTTCCGAGCCATCCAAGTCTGGCCCTACTGGTTCGTCGGGCGGGGCGCTGATTCCTTCCATGTGGATGGCCGACGGTGGACATCCAAGGGCGGCTTCTCCGAAGAGTACAAGGAGGCCCACAACGACTATGTGGAATTCATCTACGAGTATGGAGTACTTGGCGTGGCGGGCATACTTTGGCTCGCGTGGTACATGGCCCCCGGACTTCGGTGGGGAGACCCCGTTACTGGTGCAATGCTCGGGTTCGCCGCCGCCTCGCTCGGGAACTTCCCAGTCCGCGTGGCCCCTATTGTGGGGATTCTCCTCCTACTTGTCATCTGGCTCCTCCAGCGAGCATGAACGGTCTCTTCGGCCCTAATACCGTCGGGGAAATCGTCCTCACGCTGTATGACGACCAGACGATTCACTTCCAGTTTGCGGGCTACCAGCGACGGCACCTCCACCCTCAGGAGGTCTTCAACGCCTTGGCGAGTGTCGCCCAGAAAATGCTAGTTCAACGCCCTAAGGAGGCACTCGATGAGCGATGCAGCGAAGCAGTTGGAGGAAGTGATCAAGAACCAGCCGCAGAACCCGCTCCGACCTCATCAGCAGGAGGCGTATCGGACGGAGCAGCGGAGGCTCCAGGCGATTGTCAACGCTCCCGCGTACGTAACGGGGGTGAACCGTGGGGTCGCGGCGAAGAAGGCGCGGGAGGTGGAGAGCGCAATCTCCACGCAGATGCCCCAGCCTATCTCGGGGTCTGAGCGGGACCAGATCAGCAAACTCGCGGATGCGGTGATGGCGGATGACATTCGCCCCGCCATGCTCACGCGGGAGGAGATGCGGCGGAACCCCGCCGGGGCCGTCGGCCAGTTCCTCAAGCGTGAATCCCATCCTATCGTGAAGCATGCTGTACGACTCTGGAAGCGGGCTATGTTCGCGCTGGAGCCCCAGTCGGAGGACCCAGACCTGGCAAACATCGAGCGGTTCCGCCCGGAGCTTGGCGCATCCACTATTCTCACCAACGCCCAACTCCCGGGTCACATGGCGATCCCGGAGGCGGCCAAGGGAAACCTCCCAGAGTCCATGCAGCAGGTTCCGCCCACGTCGCCCTTGGGTGAAGCCCGCGCCCGCGACGAGCGGTCCCGGCATGCGATGACGGGCAAACTTAAGTAACTCACTGTCGGACGGGTCCCTTCGGGGATGCTGATAACAGGAGCCTGACATGCTGGTGAAAGAGTCACTGTTCTACGTAGACTCCGACTACACAATCGACTTCCGCTCCGCGATTGGAGCACGGGTGGGGGTTGTTGTAGCTTCGGAGGCGGCAGACCTGATGATCGGACGATCTGTTGGAGATGCAGCAACCCGAGCATCGAGTGGGACCGTGCGTGGGTTTGTGCGGAGTGTTCGCGTTCTCTCCCTTGAAGATACCGCGTGGCGGGTCCAGTTTCTTGAGCGGGTTGCCGCACAGGCCACCCCAGCCAACCTCAACCGTTATGGGCTTCTGGGCTCCGTAGACATTTACAACACTGGGGCCGTGATTAACCACGCATCTGTCTACGGCTCAGTTCACGCAACTTCGTACCTTTCAGGAACCGTCTTCGTGTATCTCGCAGACGGCCTGAATATCCCGATTGTGGAGCGGACGGCCCCCGGTACGGCCGTGTCTGGCCGACTGCATGTCAACCTCTGTAACATCGGACCGACGGCAAAGAGCGCCGGGGATGTCGGGGCGGTTCACCTTCGTGTTGGAGTGATCGCGGCGGACTAATGAGCGTTACAAGTCAGCCTACCACCTTTACGGACCTTTTTACGGACCTCATGAACCGTATGAAGGCGGAGACTACCATCACGGCGGTCTCTGACAGGGCAAAACGCTACATCAATATGGCCCTGCACGACTTCCACATCCAGCACAACTGGTGGTGGGCGGAGCGACGTGGAGTAGTCATTACCCAGGCCCCATACAAGGTCGGTAGCGTCAGCGTCGCCTCCTCAACCAGGACTACCCTGGAGGGCACCAATACCCTCTGGAACACCACAGCAGTCGGCATGGGTACCACCTTTGCCCGGGCGCTCGGCAAGGTGAAGATCAGCGGGGATGATGACGTGTATATCGTCTCCTCCGTGGGGAGCAACACGTCCCTCACCACCGTGGACCGGGTCACGTTCAAGGCACGGGTGGACAGCGCGGCGAGCGCCTACGTCCACGCCTATGCGTCCTACTCCTACTACGAGGATGAGTACGCATTGGCCCCGGACTTCTACCGGCTTGTGGACCTCCGCACCTTCTCAGACCAGTTGAATATCCCGGTGATCCCGAGCGGCCAGTTCTACGCCCGCTACCCTCGGAACTCCTCGGCCACAGGAACGCCCCATGTCTGCACAATCATCGAGGTAGGCCCAGGAAGCACGGTCGCGCTCCGGCCCCGGGTCCTGTTCCACCCTGTTCCCGACACAGTCATCACCATTCCCTACCGGTACCAGACTACGTATCTGGCTGTGTCGTCAGGGGGCACGGGGCAGGTCAACCTGTCAGCAGACACCGACGAACCAATTGTTCCGCTCCGTTACCGCCATGTCTTGATCCCCTACGCTGCCTTCGTGTGGTACCGGGATCTCAAGAACGACGAGCGGAGCCAGGAGTCTTACTCCGAGTACACGGACTTGGTCAAGCGGATCGCGGGAGACACGAATCCTCAGCAGGATCGGCCTCGCATGGTTCCGGCCCGCATGCGCTTCCAGCCGCTCACACGGTTGGGCTCTCGGAGACGGTTCGATACAGAGAGCAAGGCGTTCGATGAGATGAGAGACTAATGCCCGGCACCGACCAACTCCAGAAAGTTGTGCTGTCCTTTGGTGGGGGGTGGGCGACGGACTTTGGCCCCTCGTTCATCGCCGCCGCTCAAGGGAATAACCTCACCGTCCCCTATTTTATGAGGGCAGACAACGTCACCTACGAACTGGACGGCTCACCCCACAAGATCGGGGGGAGCCAGGTCCTCAACGCCAACGCGACGGCGGGGGCCATCGCGGGGCTCTACGATTTCTGGCTCCAAGGAACGGCTGGGACGGAGACGCAGAAGCGCGTGATCTTTGAGGGGACCCGGATCGCCAAGGACGACGTGGATGGCGTCTGGGACACGCTTACGAGTGCTCAGGAGAATGCCAAGGAACCCTCCTTTGAGACCTTCGATGCCCTCTGCATCATGGCGACTGACTCGACCGTGGATGTGCCGCGTTCCTGGGATGGGACTGCCGCGAGTACGAGTGCGCTCGCCGGGTCCCCACCTAACTTCGCCTTCTCCCGTGCGCACAAGAACCGGCTCTGGGCAGCCGGGAACGCCGCGCTGCCATCCCGGCTCTACTACACCGTCTCGCTCGACCCGGAGGATTGGACAGGCTCTGGCTCCGGCTCCATCGACATCGACCCGGATGATGGTGACCGTATTACTGGTCTCATCTCGCACCGCAACGAACTTATCGTCTTCAAGGGACCAAACCGCCTGTCCATTCATCGGATCACGGGATCAGCGCCGACTGGCACAGATGCCTTTGCCCGTGTCCCCTTTGTGGTAGGCGTAGGCTCGTTTAACCATAACTCCATCTTCCGCATCAACGATGACATCGTGTTCGCCAGCCCCCGTGGGCTCCATTCCCTCGCGGCGACGGCGGCCTATGGGGACTACGTGGAAGCCTTCCTCTCCCGTCCCATCCTCCAGTTCTACCAGGACGAACTGAACCACAACGTGCTCACGCGCATGTGGGGAGTGAACTATCAGGCCAAGGGACTGGCAGTCTGGAACGCCCCGCGCTCAGGGGGGTCCGTCTACAACAACTACCTCGTCTATGACTACCGCTTCCAGCCGGGACGCTGGGCTTCGTGGGGGGTTAACAGTACCTACGTGAACCCCAACTGCCTCGCCATCGTGCAGATCCCCTCGACCCGGCGGCACAGGCTGTTCTGCGGGACGACGGCAGGCTACGTGCATGAGCTAGACCGGGCGGTGCGGAGCACTGGGGTCGTGGGCTCAGGCTCAGGAACAGCGTACACGGGAGACGTGCTCACACCATTCCTGAACTTCGGGACCTCTGCAATTGGAAAGAACGCGCATCGAGGCTTCTGGTCGCTCCTGCCAAAAGGAGCCTTCAACTTTACCTTTTCCTACACCCGGGACAACCTCGCTGCGCAAGAAGTGACGATCCCGCAGGGTGGGGGCGACACGCTTGCCTGACTTCACACTCAACACAAGCACGCTTGGTGGGGGACAGTATCGGTGCGTCCCATTCCTCATGGAAGGAGAGTTCCGGGACATCCAGTTCCGGTGGTTCAACTCGACGGCAGCCCAGGATATGGAACCGCACTATCTGGAGGTTCACTTTGAAATCACCGGTGTCGATGAGCGACTCCCAGCATAACTTCCTCCAGAAGCGCCCGGGGTGCTGCTCCTGCTGTGGCGTCGTGGTACTCATGCCTGGCGAGGGTGGTCAATTGCAGGATGTAGGCTACCGGCGGCTCCACTTTGAGTTGTCAGACAAGACCGTGACGTTCGCCACGTTCTGCCCGGAGTGTGTTCAGCACGAGTGGGATGAGCAGCGGTTGCAACTCTTCGAGGATCAGTGCCAGCGCGGGTGGAGGCAATACGGGTACAACCCGTATAAGTCTGGGTGGAACCCCGACACCCTCACCGTACAGGGCGTCTCACGTTCCTACCCGGTGCAGACGTGGGCTGAGGTGCAGTAATGGCTATTTCACGCGTCAAGACGTGGATCGCGGGCGAAGTTCTGACCGCCTCTGACCTCAACGCGGAGTTCAACAACATCCTGAACAACGCCCTGAGTTTGATCTCCCCACTCACGGCGAACTTGGACTTCGATAACTTCTCTGCGATTGACTTCCGCTTTGAGCGGCTCACCGCGACGCAGACCGCTGCGAACGAGTCCCGGGCCTACTGGCATACGGTAGAGGATACCCTTCACATTGATGATGGGACGAATATCCGGCGCGTACCAGCGGTCACCAACCTGGCGAGCGGGACGCTCATCATCGCCGCGAGCGCGACGACCTTTGGGGTGTTGGCTCCTGGGGCCATCAATCAAGTACTCACCATGACCACCGCTGCAACGGCGGCGTGGGCTGCTGCGGCTGGTGGGGGCGGCAACCCCATCCAGTCCGCGATGTTCAACTAAGGAGTGACCCATGCCTGTTGACTTCAAGAAACTCCACTTGAGCGGCACCACGGATGGGAACGTCCTCGCCATCGCCGCCACGGCCACGCCGGGGACAACCATCCATACCGCTACCACGTCTACCTCCACGGACTCCTACGACGAGGTCTACCTGTGGGCGTCAAATACGAGCACCGCAGCGATCAACATGACGCTCTGGCTCGGGAACGCGAATAACGAGCAGGATGGGTTGGACATTCGGGTTCCAGCAGCCTTCAACGGGCCGATCTGCGTTCTGCCGGGCATTCCGTTGCGTAATGGGCGTGTCCTGCAAGCCACTGTGGTCACCGCGAACCGCATCATCGTGTTCGGCTACGTGAATCGGACAGGGAACCAGCCGTAAATGCGCTTTCTTGGGCCTGTCCGCCAAGCGTTCCCTGAACCCCCAAACATGATCTCAACGTGGTGGGTGGGCCTGGTCCCGTCAGACGGAGTTGAAGCGGCAGACGAATGGGCCACACGGAACATCTCAAGCACGACATCAAACGCGGCAGGGGACGTCACCCTCACGTTCGCGGTCCCCTACTCCGCAACTCCCTATGCGTGTGGGGCAGTGCTTCGCACAGGTGTGACAAACACTGGACCGACCATCTCATTTCAGGCTCCCCCATTGACCACATCAGCCCGGGTCTGGGTGAAGAACGCCTTCAATGCGAACTCGCCGGGTGACGTGAACATCTACGTTGTGTTCGGCGGACGCTAAGTGATTCGAGACCTCACCACCCGGTACGTCGGAGCATTGCGCAACGCGACGCCAATCCCAGATACCGATGTCAAGGTCTGGGCCGTGATCGGGGGAACCCCAGACGCCAAGCTGCACTCTTCCTACAATGTCACGAGCCTGACTGATAATGACGTAGGGGACTTCACGCTGACCTTTCAGCAAGCCTTTGTGAACGCGAGCAACTACGCGGTGCTCGGGATGTTTGGAAATGTGACTGCTGCAAACTCCCGAGGAAATATATTTGTCCGACTCGGGTCACTTCCAACATCAACAAGTTGTCGAACTCTCACCATTAATGCATCGGCTATAGCCTTCGACGCCGATCCAACCATGATCTTCTGCGTCGGGTGGTGGTGATGTCTCGCCAAGTGGGAAGCAGCCTCGGGGTTCTTCCTGCGCTCGACCAGGGTGTCGCCGGGTGGGCACAAGTTCATATGGAAGGGACCTTTGCGGTGTGGGGATCAGATGGGATCAGCGCGGTGACCGATAATGGGCCTGGGGATA